TTTAGTAGCATCTGTTTTTAGAACATCTTGCATCCAGGCTGTGGTAATTGCTAAATCCATATTCCCACCAGCATCATGTTGAATTGGAAAATACCATTGTTGACCAAGTGCTGCTACTGCAAAACCAACTATCGCACCATCAAATGTTGCCCATCCCGGTCCTTTAGTTTTAATATTCGGATCTTTAGTTTCTAAGTCAATTGCAATCTCAGTTGCTTTTGATAAATCTGGATACTCTGCAGGACAAATCCAATCACTATCATTGTATATAAAATTTAATTGATGGGTCATTGTAATTTTCTACTTAAACTAGCGTCTTCTATTAGTACACCTTCCAATATTTTTTCTTCACACAATGCGCAATCAGAACAATAATAAGTATATCTATAAACTATGATTGCAACCCATTTACTACAACTTTCACACATCACTAATTTATTTTTTCTTTTCGCCATTTGTTATTTCACTTTTTATTAATTGCTGTAAGATTGAAGTGTAAGGATTAAACTTATAATCTTTAACACAACCTACTAAAAATATAAATATTATAATCAACTTCATTTTTTATTTTTAAAATACCAACCCGTATCTCTTCCGTTAACTAAACACCATTGATAGTGATTATCTTTGATCAAGGTTTCTCTATCTTGATTAGGCGTGTTATTTCTTTTTTTTGCCATAACTTACTACTGTTAAATGTTCTATTTCTAAATCACAATAATGTTTTATTTTTTCTAAATCTTCTATTTGTTTTCCTTTTAATAAATACCTACAAGCATATTTAATTACATTTGCTTGAAATGGGTTTAAACCATTCTTTCTTATAAATGTCCAAGGTTGAATTAAAAATTCTTTGTAATGAGATCCTCCAACTTGTTTACCATCTGGAAATGCTTCATCGAACATATTTTTATCTGACATAGTTAGCCTCGTATTGTTTAAAATATTTTCCTAATGGAAAATTATATTGATGGTAAGTGCCCAGCAGATGGAGTGTGCTTTTAGATCTAGTGGCACCTGTATACCAAACCCTAAGCTCTTTTATTTTCTCTGCCAAATTTTTTTTTTCATAGTGTGATGGGAAATTACATTTGCTCGCCAGGACAACATTATCTGCTTCACCGCCTTTTACTTGATGTATTGTATCTATTATTATTTTAGGGGGTTGAGTAAGATCCACACCTTCTTTGATTAATTTATTAAAATATTGTTTATCTTTATCTTTAAATTTTCTCTTAAACACTTGATTCCATAGACCTTTTTCGTCACGCATACCACACCTTAAATGTAATTCATCAAAAGTAAAGACTTGATTAGGGTGTGCAAAACTCCATTTTTTACTCTCCGTTGACCGGTAGCCGTGATCTATGTTTAATAAATACTCATACATAGTTACAGCTTCTTCTCTAGTAATACTGCCACCCTCACAAATCTTCTCCCAATAATTAATAGCTGAGAATTGATTTGGATCAAATGACTTATTATTTTTCTGGTCCTGATAATATAAACCAAGTTTTCTTGCCTCCTGTTGTAGTTCCCTTTTTACATCATTAATTCTGGCCAATACCATCCAACTTCCTTCCATATCCCAAGGTACTTTTTTAAGACCACCCCATCTATACACATGGCCTTCCTTACCATTAGAGTGAAATTCTTTCTGTATTCTTTTATTGCCCATACTATTTAGTAAACATTTGGAAAAGAAATGTATGTTTTTGTTTAATCTAACTGACTTTTTTAACACCAAAGTTTTACCTGGAAAGTTTTGAAATAGGTCAACATCTGCACCATTCCATTCGTATATCGCTTGGTCATCATCCCCTGCAATATAAACTCGCTCTACTACTTCAGCCATTTTAACAACCATGTCCCACTGTAAAGGAGTTAAATCTTGAGCTTCATCTACCATTAAAACTTTAAAAGGTACTACAAGGCCATCATCAATAAACTTCTGTACCATATCGGTAAAGTCTAATCTATCCGCTGTCCGGTGTCCGTCTTCCATTTCCATAGTTTTAAATTCTTCGTAACCTGCAATTATTGATTTGAATTGTTGAAGCCTAACTACTTTTCTAGGTTGTTGCTTGTACAACCACACAGGATCTGCTTTCATGTTTCTTGCTCTATCGTAAATTTGAAGCGACCAATTATTATATACTTTTTGATCATCCCAGGTGTCCTTGTATCCTATCTTGACAGTGCCATACTGCGTATGAAACATTAATAGATCTGCTTTGGGATCTAAAACGGGAATTTCAGCAAACTGTTGTCGGGCCAGAGAATGTAATGTTCTAAAATATGAGAAAGCATCTTCATCATAACCTTTAAACTTTTGTCTGACTCTTGCAACACATTCATTTACAGCTTTGTTAGTAAACGATACATAACAAATCTCATCTGGAGAATAACCTTTTTCTAAATAACGTTTTACACGTTTTAAAAGATTTTCTGTTTTTCCTGTGCCTGGTGGTCCAAATATCTTAATTGTCTTCCCACGAAGCTTTTGCTTTAACGAATTTGACATCTTTATTTTTGTGTTCCATTTGTTTTGGTAAAGTTACAACCCAATGTCTAGTCTGTATTCCCTTAAATTTAGCCTTCGGAAGTGCCTTACCTTGCTCTAAAAATCTAGTACATTCTTTCTCATTCCAATTATAACCCATTTTTTTCATGAAAGATCTAAAGGTTTCTAATTTAAATCTCATTTCATCCTCATCACGCCATATATTACCAGAATCTATTTGATCAAATTCTGTAGTATCTTCTATGTCTTCGATGAATTTTGTCATTCTAGAATTAAATACATCTTCTTGCTCTTCTCCTGCATTGAATCCTTCCATATCTTGTTTGTTACTTATTAATTCATCTAACCAATCTCTGTAAGGATCTGGATCTCTTTTACTTGGTTTAAGTGTTCTCCAAACAATATCGTAATTTAATAATTGTTCTCCTAACAACTGCTGTTGGTATAATTGTTTTGTACTTAGTCTAATTGATTTACCTTGAATAGGTAAAATCCAATAGGGTTCCGGATAAGAATTTACTTTTAAAAGTTTACCAACCTCAGGTAAAGCTTCGTTGTTGCCTATTCCATGTTTACGTCTCAAACAAGTGCTTGATGAACAATGCATTCTTGCAATAGAAGTTTTACATTTGTAAGCATACTCTTTGTTCTCAACACCTTTAAATATATTGTTTAACTCTTGTGGGTGTAAGGGTTCAGAGCATACCTTAGTCATTAGATTTCTAGTCCAATCTTCATACATAACTGAATCTGGATTTATTTTTTTAGCTAACACAGCAACATTAAACATTGCATCATTACGACCCTCACCTTTTTGAACTTTGTTTTTCATAAAGTTTACAACACAAGGTGGGTAATCTTTAGTTTCATCGTCTTGAAATATCTTAAGCTTATTAAACTCTTTAGGATTGAGTCTATATTCAGATACAAACTTATATAAGTTTTCTAGCTTGATTGAATTGCCATCATTATCCATAGCAATTCTAGTTGTCATGTGAGCTTTTTGATATGGTAAATTTACAAAATTACCTTTTCTTTTTTTATTCCAATCCTCAGGTGTTAAATCGACTTCATCCTGTGCTGGATAAATATCTGTTGTACTGTCATTAACACCTAAGTCAGACGCAAGTTCAATTAATTTTTTTCTCATTGAAGATGCAGGAACTACACCATCAATAAATAAAACTAAATGGAGTCCGTTGGATTTTGATCTGAATGGGATGAGTGGGTATTTCCTTTTCCGTATAACCGATATAACGTCCTTATGCTGTATATTATAACGATCAACATCGATGACCCCCCAACTGCATGTATTATCATCTCGAATGGGAACTGATCCATAGTATTTTTCTCCTTTTAAATGTTGTAACCAATCTTCCTTGGTCATAGGCCTAGGCTCAACCCAATGTTTAAATTCTTGCTTACCATCACGACCTCGTGTTTGCCCTAATGGTTTTGAAGCACCAAAATATGTAATAGAACCCTGGAAGAGTTCTATAAACTCCTCCAGGGTGTTGTCAAGTACGTCCATACTTAGAACGGTGATTTTTCTGCTTGATCTTCGTTTTTGTGAGTTGCTCTTACAGCACCTTTTTTACATGACTCATAAAAGTCATAGGCTGCTTTTATTGTTTCTTCGCTCCCCACTTGTCCTGTATGCTCAATCTCCCAACCATACCAAGATCCTAAGTTGTTCTTTTCTAGAACCGTCTTAAGTTTGTATTGTTGAGTAAATGGTGCAGGTCTAAAAAAACCTTTACCATCTTTTTTCTTTTGCCTTAAGGACATCATCATTGAATTCCACTTTTTAGATTTCTTTCTTTGAGTAGATTTCATA